ATAGAACATCTTAAAGAGGTAGTAACAGATATTATAAGAGGCAATATAGATAGTAAGGATTACACAGCTACACAATTAAAAGCTATTGAGTTATACGCAAAACTAGATGGTTTACTGATAGAACGCAAGCAAGTTCAATCTGTTATTAAGGTAGAATTAGGGCAAGCTAATAAGGTTATAGATACTCAATAGTATATACACACACATTAGATGTGTATACACACATACTAGCTAGACTATACACACATAATTTTTTTAGATAGGGGGCGGGGGGTATATCCCCGTTATAGCTTGGAGACAAAGGGGCTACTACATATATATATACTATAATAATAGTAGTTTCTTCCTATACACACAGTTTAGGGACTCCTATAAAAATATTTGTATATACACATAAGGCTTGTATATACATTCTAACTAAGATATTGTATATACATATGGCGAAGAAATACCTTTTGTATATACATAACGAAGAACAGTTTGATAAGGTCGATAATAAATCCCAATTAATTAATGACCTACTAGATGCTTATTGGAGTCCCAGAAAAAAATCGGAAGAACCTATTAGGAGTCCCAAGAAAATTATTTTGGAAAATTATAAAGGCTCTAAAGTTTGCAAGAAGGGACATTTCTTTACAGGAACTAAATGTATGCAGAAAGGTTGTCAATGAAAATATTAATTACAGGCGTGTCAGGATTTGTAGGTTCTCACGTCTTACGTCACTTACTACTTAATACCGATTGGGATATTACAGGCATTGCATCCTTCGCCCATAAAGGCACTTCTAAGCGTCTTAACACCCAACTCAGGCAAACAGACACCTCACGCTTTAAACTCCTCTTAAAAGACCTCTCAGAGCCTCTAGACATAAAAGAATCCTTTGACTACATACTTAACTTAGCTTCTGAGTCTCACGTGGACCGTAGCATTGAATCTCCCCAACCCTTTATTGAAAATAACGTTAAGTTAATTCTAAATATGTTAGAGTATGCCCGTAAGTACCCTCCAAAGAAATTTATCCAAATATCTACCGATGAAGTTTATGGACCTGCCATAACCCACGTGCATAAAGAAGGTGAACCCCACCGACCTTCTAATCCCTACTCAGCCTCTAAAGCAGCTCAAGAAGATATCTGCTATGCCTACTGGAGAACCTATAATCTACCTATCGTTATAACTAACACTATGAATATCATTGGAGAACTACAAGACAAAGAAAAGTTTGTCCCAATGGTTATTAATAAAGTTTTAAATAACGAATCAGTCCCCATCCACGCTTCTGCTGATGGAGTAGTTGGCTCACGTTTCTACCTACACGCTAGAAACCAAGCAGATGCCCTACTCTTCCTACTTAACAACCACACCCCCACACCTTATCCAGCAGATGATATAGACCGTTTCAACATAGTAGGAGAACGTGAAATAGATAACCTAACTATGGCTCAGATGATAGCTGACATAATTGGTCTGCCTTTAAAATATGAACTAATAGATTTCCACTCTTCAAGACCTGGTCACGACTTACGGTATGGATTAAATGGAACTAAACTATCTAAGTTAGGTTGGAAACCACCACTATCCTTAGAAGAGTCCCTACGTTCCACCGTAGAATGGGAAATGGGAGACCACCGTGTTATATAGTCCCCACCCCAAACAGTTAGAAGTTCACAACTCTTCAGAAAGATTTAAAGTCCTTAATTGGGGCAGACGTACTGGTAAATCGATGTTTGCATTAGAATACACCCTCTATGAAGCTCTCCGTAGGCAAGGACGTTACTGGATAGTCCTACCTACTTATAAACAAGCCAAAGACATTTATTGGAAACAATATATGAAAACCTTAATTCCTAAAGAACTAATCAAAGATATGAACAATGTTGACCTATCCGTCACATTAAACTACATAGAAGATGAAACTAATGGAATTAAACACGATACCAAGAAACCCAACTCCACCATTGAACTAAAAGGTTCTGATGATGCAGATAAACTACGTGGTACTGAAGTTAATGGATTTGTGTTTGACGAATACGCTTATCACGACCCAGATGCTTGGAAACTCGTCTTTGAACCGATGCTACTAACAACTAAGGGTTGGGCAATGTTTATCAGCACCCCTAATGGATTTAATCACTTCTATGACCTCTATATGTACGCTCAGGGCTACGATAAGACCGAGACTGGAGGATTTAAGCAAATAGAATCAAAAGGGCGTAAGAACTGGTTCTACAGCCACGCTACGCCATATGACAACCCAATCATTTCTCCTGAGGAAATAGACCGATTAAGAGAAGAAAACAATCCAGACCAATTCGCTCAAGAGTATATGGCAGAGTTTAAGAAGATGGAAGGATTAGTTTACAAGTCATTTGACCGAACCACTCACGTAGTCACCCCAGAGAAAGTCCCTCACGTAGGCACACACGTAGTAGGCATTGACTTTGGATTCACCAACCCCACAGCAGTCCTTTATATCCTAATTGATTATGACCAGAACTGGTGGGTCTATGATGAGATTTATGAGAGAGGAAAAACAATTAACGACATTGCTCAAATCATAAAAGAAAAATCAGCAGGTAAAACAATCCTCACTTACATTGGTGACTCAGCTCAGGCAGAACACATCGCCAATCTTAACCAGCAAGGCATCCCCACCGTACCAGTATCTAAACGTAAAGACTCCATATCAGCAGGTATTGCTATACTGCAAGATAAACTAAAACTACGAGAACAACTCCACGGTAAACCTAAACCTAAATTATTTATCTCTAGTAGTTGTATTAACCTCATAGAAGAATTTGAAAAGTATCGCTACCCACAAGGACAAACCGACAAAAACGCTAAAGAAGAACCTATTAAGAAAGATGACCACGGACTAGATGCCCTACGTTATATAGCTTTATACTATCAGTATGATATTAACCCAACCTACGATTTCCCTAGCGAGGATTTATTTGACGGAGGATTCTATCGATGAACTACCTAGATGACATACAAGCAATGATAGAAGGTGTAGATTTTGGTGATGTTATGGTAACTGTTAAACGTCACACTAAAAAAACTCACCAAGTAATAGTTCACGCTTACGAGTCACACAAACCCAGAGACAATGCCCAAGCTGCTGCAATTATTATGCAAATAATAAAAGATGCCTATGAGAATAAGTTCTCTGGTTCTGTATCTTTTACAGTAGTTTTTAATAAGGGAAAAGTATCCCGTCTTATAAAGCAAGACAACACGCAGTTAGATTACAAGGATATTGACGGTAAAAGCAAATAATTTTATAGTTAAGATAATCATAGGAGAGGGACTCCACGATTCTAACTAAAGGAGAATTATGGATATAAAAAAAATATGCGAAGAATATCGCACAGATAAAGAAAACATACAAACTATAGTCGATACATTCGACGAAAAAGAATCAATGCTTATTTCTAAAGTAGAAGATTCAATGTCATTTAAATCAAAAGTAACCGATAGCAGACTTTCAACTATTATCTGGGAACGTGCAGGTCGAGTAATGGGACAACTACCTAGTGGTATTGTTCGTGCTCTATCTATTAAAGATAAAGGCAAATCAATGTTGATGGATATTATCCTACAAAGATACATCCAACCAAATGCCAATGCTCAATTTACCCACCTTACTAAGTTAAGAATGTGGGACTTATACTCAATGGTTTATGGTGTGATGCCAATGATGTACGACTATCGTATTGATGACGAATATGTCGGACCAGACTCTTGGTTGATTCCTATTCGTAACTGGATACCACAACGAGGTAAACTATCTATTCAAGATTCAGACTACAACCACGTAGAAACTTACGTATCTGTTAGATGGTTAGAAGGCAAACTAAAAGCTAAAGTAGGCGACTGGGACAAAGCAGCTCTTAAATCTATTATTAAATCTGCTAAGGAAGGTTCTAGAGCACAAAAAGAATCACGTGACGAATCTTATGTAGAAAATGACAGAAACCAAGACTTCGAAGGAAGTAAGGGTAAAGCATCTCAAGTTAAAATAGTTACTCGTTATGAAGCAGGTGAAGACGGTAGATGGGTAATGTTCTGCCCAGATTATGACGATAAAGTAATCCGAGACATACCTAACCCTCATAAAAACGGTAAAATCCCTATTGTTTTGAAGTATTGCTTCCCATTAGTGGACTCAATCTATGGTTTAGGTGACTTTGAACGTGGAAAAACCCTACAATATGCTATGGATTCCTTGATTAACCTATACCTAGACGGTGTAAAAATGTCAGTATTCCCACCAACAATTATGAATCCTAACGGAATTGTAGCTTCTAGCGTTAAATACAGCCCAGGAGCACGTTGGTTAGAGAATATGCCTAACTCAATTCGACCTTATAACACCAATCCACAGGGTCTATCTACCTTCCAATCGACCTATCAGTTCTTAATTGGCTCAATTCTTAACCAGAATGGTACTACAGACACTGCAGTAACAGCTGATAACTCCTCAGACCCAGGCTTTGGACGTACTCCACAGGCTCTACAGATGCAACAAGCCCGTGAAAACACCAGAGATAACTGGGATAGGTTTATGATGGAGCAAGCAGTTGAAGAATTGTATGACGGATTTATAAATCTAGTAGCTCAAAAACAACCTCAACCTATAGAATTAGACCTATTCGGTGAAGAAATAGAGCAGATTATGGAAATGCACGATGATGTAGAGAATATTCTTAAAGTTTCCGAATCTGGTCAGTATGCAAAACTAAATATTTCTGAAAAAGAAGTAGGTAAAACCAAATATAAATACTATATTGACGCAAACTCTACTTCTCGTAAGGATGATGCAGCACAATCAGAAGCTCTTACTAACTTATTAGTAGCAGTATCTAAGATTCCAGGACTTAACCAGGAACTTGCCAAGAATGGTCAGAAATATAACGTAGGTGAGCATATGAAACGTATATTTGCTACATCAGGCGTAGAAGGTTACGACAAGATTCTTACAGATATGGATGAAAACGAAATGATGCAAGAGCAAATGAATCAAACTCAAGGCAATCTAAACCAACCACCACAACAACCAGGTGGTCCAGGTGGAGAAACTCAAATGGCAGCTATGGCTGAACCACAAAGTCCAGAAGGTATGCAAATGGGAATGGAACAACCTACTATGGCAGCTCCAGAAGGAGTAAATCCTAACACTATACCTGCACAACCTAATATGGAAACAGGACAAATGGGATATATACCACAAAGTCTAAGAATTAACCCAGATATTCAAGACCCAGATATCCAAGCCATAGCAAATGATTTATTTAATGGAGGTATGTAATGAATACAGACGCAATAACTGAAGGTTTAGAAGTTAGTCTTCCAACCGATACT